TCCACAACGTTCACTAAAAGCATGGGGTGAACAAAAGTGGACAACTAAGTCTGGTAAAAAGTCTAGTGAAACAGGTGAAAGATACTTACCAGAAAAAGCAATTAAAGCATTAAGCCCTCAAGAGTATGCTGCTACAACGAAGGCTAAAAGAGCAGGTAAAGCTAAAGGTAAACAGTTTGTAGCTCAACCTAAATCAATTAAACAAAAAGTAAAACCTTATAGAAGAGTTAAATAATGGTAGATAGAACCACAGGGCAGACGAGTTTTAACTTAGATTTAAATAATCTTGTTGAAGATGCATTTGAACGATGCGGACAAGAATTACGTACTGGATATGAACTACGTACTGCACGACGTTCACTAAACCTACTTACTATTGAGTGGGCTAATCGTGGTATTAACTTATGGACTGTAGAACCTGGTCAAATTAATCTAAACCAAGGTCAAATTATGTATGCGTTGCCTACTGATACGATTGATTTGTTAGACATGGTGACTAGAACCGGTACAGGATCAAACCAACAAGACATTAATATTAACCGTATTAGTGAATCTACCTACATTACGATACCAAATAAAAACGCTACAGGTCGTCCTATACAAGTGTGGATTAATAGACAGAGTGGTCAAGAGAACCCTACTGATTTGTATACAGATGGCGCAGTTACTGCAACGGCTACTACGATTAACTTAACTTCTATTGTAGGTTTAGCTCAGTTTGGCTTTATTAAATTAGATAATGAAACCATTCAGTATGGCGGACTTACAACGACAACAAGTGGCTCTACAACATACTACCAACTAACTGGATGTATACGTGGTGTTAATAACACGGTGGCTGCAACACATACAACGGCTACTAGAGTATTTGTACAGAACTTACCTACAGTCAATGTATGGCCAGCACCGGATCAAAGTAATTTTTATCAGTTTGTGTATTACAGATTAAGACGAATTCAAGATGCAGGTAGCGGTATCTCAGTAGAAGATATTCCGTTTAGATTTATTCCTTGCATGGTTGCAGGGTTAGCTGCGTATTTAAGTATGAAGTTACCTAATGTATCTCCTGATCGTATTCAGATGTTAAGAGCAGATTATGAAGCAGCGTTCCAATTAGCAGCTGACGAGGATAGAGAAAAAGCAAGCGTTAGGTTTGTGCCTAGAGATATGAGTTACATAAGGTAGACGATGCCAACTAAATTTGCCAGCGCCAAGAACTCGATTGCACAGTGTGATCGCTGTGGATTTAGATTCAAACTAAAACAACTTAAAACATTGGTTATTAAGACCAAAAATGTTAATATACTTGTATGTCCTGAGTGTTGGGAACCGGATCAACCACAGTTAAGCTTAGGCCTATACCCAGTTAATGATCCGCAAGCAGTGCGTAACCCAAGACCTGATAGTCCTAGTTATTATCAGTCAGGTTTAAACGGTTTACAAACGGACGAAACAACAGGAACTTCTACATCACAAACAGGTGTTCCGTTGATGGGCAGTAGAATCATACAGTGGGGCTGGAATCCAGTAGGTGGCGCTAGTTATTTCGATGCACCATTAACACCTAATGACTTAGTAGGAACAAGTGTACTAGGTGATGTAACAATATCAATATCTTAAGGAGAAGTAAAATGGCATATAAATCAGGCGCAGACGGTATTACTAAACAAGGTAAAACTAAAGGTCGTAACTTAGGTGACGACGGAGCTAAAGTAGGTATCGAAAAAGGCCCTAAACATGCAGGTTCTAAAGGTGGTAAAAAGAACATTGACATGAAAACTATGGGTCGCGGTATGGCTAAAATTGCAGCACAAAAAAGGGGATAATAATCATGGCAGAATATAAACAACCAGTAGATGTAGCAAACGCAGACATTTATTTTTCACAAGATCCTAACAAGTTAAAAGCTCAAGACCTTAATAAAGGTACAGGCGTACAACGTGTAAGCGCAGGAGACCCTGGTTCTAATGCAATGAATAGACATGGTGAACTTGAGACTCGCGGTAATGGCGCAGCAACTAAAGGCCGTAAAGCTAGAGGCCCGATGGCGTAATCATGGCTTTAAATTATTCTCAGCTTGTTGTTCAAATACAGGACTACACAGAAAATACGTTTACAACTACGGATATGAATAACTTTATCCGCCAAGCAGAACAACGTATCTATAATACTGTACAACTTCCTGCATTAAGAAAAAACGTAACAGGAACATTAAGTACTGGGAATAAATATTTAGCGATGCCTGCTGATTGGTTGGCTACATTTAGCTTAGCTGTTATTAATTCAAGTAACGAGTATCTATATCTTTTAAACAAAGACGTAAATTTTATTAGGCAATCATTTCCTGATACTGATTCAGCTTTTTATGGTCAGCCTCAATACTATGCTGTATTTGATAATACTACGTTTATTGTAGGCCCTACACCCGATGCTGCTTATGCAGCGGAACTTCATTACTTCTACTATCCTGAATCTATTGTAACAGCAGGTACTTCATGGTTAGGTAATAACTTTGATTCTGTACTTTTATATGGTTCATTACTAGAAGCCTACACCTATATGAAGGGCGAAAAAGATGTTCTTGATAATTATAGAGCTCGTTATGATGAAGCGATGTTATTACTCAAACAATTAGGTGATGGCAAAGATAGACAGGATGCATACCGCTCAGGTCAAGTTAGATACCCAGTTCAATAAAGGAAACTAAATTGGCAATCGGACAAACACTAGCAACAAGTTTTAAAGTTGAAATCTTAGATGGTATACATAATTTTGGTGTAGGCGTTATTCGTGCAACTACTGCGGCGGATACATTTAAAATAGCTTTATATAGTACATTAGCTACGCTTAACTCTACAACAACAGTATATACAACACAGGATGAAGTTACAGGTACAGGCTATGTAGCAGGAGGCAATACATTAGTTATTTCTCAAGTGCCTACCTCAACAAATACTGAAACAGTGGCATGGTTAAACTTTGAGAATTCAAGTTGGGCTAACGCTACCTTTTCAGCAGACGGTGCTTTGATATATAATAGCACTCAAGGTAACAAAGCAGTAGCAGTATTAAATTTTGGAGGTACTAAAACTACAGCCAATCAAACATTTACAGTAACATTCCCGGCGTCTACATCAAACGCTGCAATTATAAGGATCACATAAATGACAACAGTATCTTCTGTATTTTCAGAAGCACCGCAAGTAAAAGTAAGTAATGTAAGACCGTTAGAAAAAGATTTATATAAGATGATGTGGGATAGACCGGAGTATAGAGTTGTAGCTCCTGGTGAACACATTGCACACGAATTTTTAAGACAAGCTAAACCACCTAAAGGTGCATCAGTATTAGACCTAGGATGTGGTACGGGACGAGGTTCCCTTAATTTAGCTTTCTTTGGTGGCTTAGATGTCACTATGGTTGACTTCGCAGATAATTGTTTAGACGAAGATATTCGACCGATGTTAGAAACACAGAAGCATGCTATGCGATTTGTAGAGGCGGATTTATCTGAAGCTTTACCTGTCAAAGCAGCATATGGCTTTTGTACCGATGTGATGGAGCATATAAGACCTCATCATGTTGATAAAGTATTAGATAATTGTTTGGCTGCATGTCAGCATGTATTTTTTCAGATTGCTACTGAAGATGACATCATGGGCAAGTTAGTAGGGCATAAGTTACATTTAAGTGTACATCCCTATGAATGGTGGCTAAAGAAGTTTATTGAGCGTGATTGTGTTATTCATTGGTCTAAAGAAGAAAAAGGGTATTGCCTATTCTATGTAAGTTCATGGATGAAAGGCGAAGATGTAGTTGATGCGGGTGTACTTAATACAGACGAAGAAACGATTAAGGCTAATGTAGAATTCAACATACAAAGAGACTTTATGCAAGTACAGCCTCACCCAACGAATGATCAAGAAGTAATGATTGTAGGTGGCGGACCATCACTGGACGAACATCTTGAAACCATTAGACAAAAGAGGGCTGATGGTGTTAAACTGATCGCAATTAATGGGGCTTATAAATGGTGCCTAGATAATGGACTAACGCCTTCTGCTATGGTTATGGTAGATGCAAGACCATTTAATGCACGATTTACTCGACCTGTGGTAGATCATTGTAAGTATTTTATTGCTTCTCAATGTGATCCTACTACGTTTGATGGGTTACCAAAAGACAGAACTTATATATGGCATACGAGCTCAGAATTGCTTAATGACATATTAGCTAAACATTATAAAACATGGTATCCAGTTCCAGGAGGATCTACAGTCCTTTTAAGAACAATACCGTTATTTAGGATGTTAGGATTTAAACAGTTTCATCTCTTCGGATGTGATTCTTGTTTAAGTGATAATGAAGTTCACCATGCATATGAACAAAAAGAAAATGATGGACAGCCGATCATACCCGTAAACGTGGGCGGGAAAATATTCAGCTGCAATCCGTGGATGATTTCTCAAGCACAAGAGTTTATTGATTTGGTTCGTATGCTTGGGGATGAAATTGAATTAAACATTTACGGCGGATTACTCCGTCATATTTTAGAAACAGGCGCTTCATACGCCGATATAAAGGAGATATAACATGGCTGCTTCAGCATGGCAATTAT